AGCTTTCTAAACTCCTTCTTGACAGTTAGTATGGGAAACGAGCCAGGACGCGTTGTGAGCCGGCCCGTGGCCGTTCCGAACAGGTTATAGTCAATATAACTGTAGTTCTTTACAAGTTCTTGGGCTTTGGTCCGGTCGAGGCTCGACAACATCAAATGCCGACAATCTTCAGTGTTCAAGTTGAGCTTGTTGTACCTTATTTTGTATAGAAGCTTTTCCGTGTCACACAGGTGCTGATAGTTTGCTGGCTTCTCGTAGTTCTCAAAAACATGTTGAGTGATGCGATTCTTTACATCACAGAAGCGGCTTAAAAAATCATGAGGCACCAAATCAAATATACAATGATCATTTAGATTTACCTTTGCAATTTTAAATGTTTTAATGTAGGCTCGCAGCTTTTGTTGAGTAGCATGCAGGTCTTCGACATACCCGTTAGGACAACACTCAGCTAAAGTGCCGCCGGCGGTATAAAGCCACGCATACTGCACCTCTTCATCTTCAATAGACCCAGTATACCTCCATGTACGTGTTAAATTATCAGGAAAATTATCAAAATACAATTTACCATCCACATATATTCCGATGCATTCGGATTTGTCATCAATCGATTGAAAATACATCTAAGCGCCATCATCCCAAGGGTTATCTGGGGGGAGGATATCGTCGGCTAATAAATTTAAATCTTCATCCATGTTCTTTCCTTGTTGAAATAGCAATTCTTTACGGGCTATGGAGGCATAACGATAATTCTCAGGCCTTACATCGTGGTCGTTCATATAAATTTCCTGCTCTTTGCGAATGTCGCTGCTCTTCTTAATATAATCGAAAGATCCCATCTTGTCAACCTCTTCATTTATAATACTTTCAAGATATCTTGTAAGAGCCGTAGGGGTCCCCTCAATTCTACTCACCTCTATTACTTGTTCTACGATATGTTTCATTTCGATATCAGAAAGCTCTGGGCGCTCTTCGAATAAGCGCAAATAAGCATAAAATTGCATAAAATATTCTACCCCATAAATTCCCATTAAATCAGCGGCTGTATAGACTTCGGGAACGACCCTATTGGTTCGCGATGAGCCGTTTGAGCAGGATTCTGTAACTGCATAGGAGTCAACTTTGCATGCCTCATACAAGGAGACCAAAGATTGTACAAAACTCAAAATATCTATATAAGTAGGGTTTTTATATGCTTTTTTAAACATACTGTTTGTTCCGTAATAACCATAGCGTTGGGCGACTTCTCTCATTCCTTCGGATTCTATATCAGCAATAATTCTCCATGGTGCATTTAAGTCTACCATAAAGCCATAAGAATTGCAAGTATTAATATAAAAATTCCAATTTTTACTGCGTACAAACTGATTTATTTTTTCTTCGTCGTTTGAATATTTGAGA